CAAATGCATTGAGTGTGATGATACCTGCATTGTAATCTACTGTACCAATATTACCATCAAATACTGTTTTCACATTTAATGTGCTATTATAGTATGTTCTCAATGTACCATATTTACCCTCAAGTGCAACAGTTGCTGCACCTAAAGTACCAGTTCTATCATTCGCTGCATTTGTAATTGTTACTATTGCTGAAGTATAACCTGTACCTTTTGTCAATACATTTATACTCTTGATGACACCATTAACAACCACAGCCTGTGCGGTTGCACCAGAACCATCACCCAATATAGTGACTACTGGTGGATACTCATAACCAAAACCTGGATTAGTAACAGTAATTGATTCAACACCACCTGTAGATGACGGCACTTCTTCAACATAAAGGCCTTGAATTGTTTGTGCCAAATTTAATGGGTTTCTATAAACAACTGTTGGTGAACTCAAGATACCAGTTAAGAACATACCTTTCTTCAGTTCAGTGCCATAATACAACTTGTATGTTGTTGGTGTAGTTAAGTTCGGAAAAAATTTCTTCTGTAACTTAATTGAAATTTCATTTGTAATGATTGAAGAATCTACTGCATTGATTCTGTTATTAAATTCAGATGATTTAAATGTTGAATTGAATGTGTTTAGTGTTGACTTGGCATAATTATTAATTGCGGTACGTACCGCAGCTTTAATTTGATCCGATGTGAATGTTGTTTTTTTAGGATCATACAACACATTTGCTGTAATTTGAATGTAAGTATAATCTGGATCAACAATAGTTGGTTCAACAGTCATTATTGAAATTGGTTTCAAAACATCTTTAATTAGTTTTGCTTTTTGGTTTTCTGTGATTGTATATGCACCTGTTGGTTTCATGCAAACAAACACACGACCATAAACTGGAGGATCATTTTGTTGTCCACCCCAAACATTCACAGCATCAAATGAGTAACCTAAATTGTTTTGTTGAATTGCTGTTATGTAATCGTCTTTTGTTACTGCACGCCCTTGTGCTGCATACGACTTAGGTGCCTGAAACTTGATAGAATCTAATGATTCTTTGACAGAGCCTTGTGATGCTGCGGTAACTGGTGTGATGGCTGTGTTGCCATAACCACCAACAGTGTTCATGATTACAAAATTGTTTGCACCAGTTGAACCTGTTCCTTTTGTTGTAACATAAGAAACTTTAACGATGTTACCATTTTTTAAAGATTTACCTAAAACACCATTACCAAAATAAATTTCATAAAAACCATTGATGCCTTCTTGTAAGAAATATACAAGAGAATTGCCATCTAGAGTTAGATAATTTGATGATAATGAATATGTTACAGTTGAATTGTTTGAAGTTGATTCTTGTACTGATACTAAAAGTGTTGTTGTATCAATACCAACATCCGGAATTTTGAAGAATGATTTTGGATTGTCTGTCAAATCAACAATATATGAATAGTTTGAAGGTTGACCTTGTTTCAATGTAACTTCATTAAATTGTGCCACACCGTTAACAACATTTACCGTTTTTGAATCTGTATTTACAAAATTATAGTTTATACCATCAACAGCCTCTGAAAGAAAACTTGTGTATTTTGGTAGAGTTAGTGAAGTTTCTGATACCTGATTGACAGTTAGGTTGATTGTTGCACTAGGAGCAATTGCAGATTTTGGTAAATAGTTCAGTAATTTTGCTTGAGAAACTACAGAATTTCTTTGCAAAGCTGTATCCATGAACATTTCATTTGCAACCATATTCAAATAATATGCATTATATTGCGTATTATACGCTAAAACGTCCAATAATGTAGAAATTGCAGAGCCTTCATAATTATAATCTTGAAGGACACCATTATCCTTCATGTAATTCTTCAAACTGGCTTTGATTGAATCAAAATCCAATTCGGTAATGTTAAAATTTGAGTTAGCACCTGCCATTTTATCTGTTTCTCTCTAAAAAAACTGTTATAGTAGTTGGTTGGGTTGCATTTGCTATGTAAAATGTTAATGTAACATCGTAAGCATTTCTATCAATATATGGTGTCACAACAACACTTTTGAGATTTACCCTAGGTTCATGGTTTCTTATTGCAACCGATATTTCTTTTTCTAGTGCCGTTGCAGTTACAGAAGAAATGTTTTCAAACAATAGACCATCAACATTTGAACCGAAATCAGGACTCCATAGTTTTTCATATTTTTTTGTCAATAATATGTTTCTCATGGAACGGATAATTGCTTGACTGTCATAACTCAAAGCAATATCATTCACAACTGGCCTTTTAGCTAGTGTGAAGTCTATATCGGAGTAAAGTTTCTGTATGGTTGCCATCTTTTATTTATGTCTAGGAGTAAAACGCTTTTTTGGACTTTTGGAGCTGTCGGAGAAAATTCTTGGGCCGGAACGCAAAAATTCGAAATTCCGGCAATTATGCAATTCTTGACTTAGATTTATCGGTACCAATCAAATTATTACTTAAGTACTTTTCTGTTTCTCCGACATTGTTTAATCTTTTTGTTTTATTGTATGCATCAATAAAATACCTCAAATTTGCGTAAAAATCAATATCCGCAATTCTTCTCAGATTCATAAAATCATTTATTTTATTGATATGATTCGTTATTGTTGTAATCTGTGTACTTGTCAAATTCGTGGTCGATGAACTCGGACTTATTATAGTTATACTATTTTGCACTTGTTGTTTGTATGTGGTCAATATTTCACTATTCGCCGCCATTTGTGGTTCAATCAACAAGCTTGTAAAATTACCCATAATAGGTGAAGTATTTTGTATTTCATCTGTTTGATTGGTTATGTACAATGCCGTTCTACCAGCACCTATAGCTTGATTCAAATAAGGAGTCAGGCTGTCGGAACCATCAAATTCTATTACTCCAGACTGTTTATTTGTGTGAGTTAAAAACAAATATGCATTTGCTTCTAAACCTTCTGCTGCAGTTCTCAAAGAAGTCAAATTTGCGACATTAGTTGAAGACATGTAAATGGTATTTGCACTGTCCTTTATATTCATAGTCACACTTTGCATAGGATTTTGAAAATAACCATCAAAATCATCATTTGCAATATCTTGTGCTTGCCATTCCGAGACAAACGGTGGCATTCTTTCTAAATGTTCTTTTGTATCATCTGATAATTCTTGTATATGACCGTTTGGATCGTCAAAATTATAACCAAAAGAATGAAAAATTCCTGATGCATTAGCTACTGCTACCATATTATATTACTCCTTACACAAACGGGCCTGTTATTGGTGATGTTGTTGGTGCGCCCATATTACCATTTCCGTGTATATGTGAATTATAAATTGCACTATTCACCTGGTCACTCATTAAAACTGCGTCCATAACAGTAATCTTTGCCAACGAAAAATTAGCCAATGGTGCGTTTACTGACACAACAGCATTTACACTAGTTAGTGCATTAATTTGACCAGGAACTGCAACCGGTGTTGCCGGTGTTGGGTAACCAGCAGATACACCTCCAGATGTTGTAAATCCTGCAACTCCAGCATACACACCTGTTCCAGCAGTCACTCGGGACTCAGCATTTATCATATCTGCATGGATTGAACCACCAACGTTCAAATCAGATGCTACCGATATATGGTCTGCGGCACCAAGATACATTGTACCACCAAAGTTTTCATCAGCTGTAATTCTCACGTCCGTGTCACCTAAAATGTCTATTTCTCCAACAGACCTGATATTTGTTGCACCTTTAACTTGTAAATTATAATCACCACCAACTTGAACGTTCATGTCTTTCATTACTTCTAAGTTACAATTACCATTAATTTGTATGTTGCAATCACCACCAATTAGTATATTTTTGTTAGAAATGATAATTGAAAAACCGTTACCATAAACTTTATGTACTTCATCACCGTTCGGATGCATTTCAATAAATGTACCTGTTCGATGTGTTATAGCAATACGTTCTCTTGTGGGTGTGTCATCCATTTCAAATGTATGACCAGATTCTGTTTGTTGTACTTGATTAAATGGATAAACTGGTGGGTAATCTGTATTGGCTGCAGATTCCGGTTCTGTCCAAAAATTTGATACTGGTGGATTATTAATGTCACTCATAATTTATGGTCTTGATTTGTTTTGTGTTATTGTAGGAGTTTCACCGGAAGGCAACGTTGCAGTGTAATTTTTAATTGTTTTATTTGCAGCTGCGAGTTCCGATGCGGACACGGGTACCAAAAGTCCTGCTGTTGCTGCACCAGCAATTACTACTGCACCAGTTGCTGCTGTGGCTGCCAAATTTACAGTAGCTATACCTTCATTAATGAGTTCTTTTGTTGCACTGACAACTTCACCAAAACCGGTATCACTTCCTGCTGTAAGTTCCTTGAAAAAATCCGACATTACATTTTTAACCAACCTTAAAAATTTAGCCAAACATTGTGCCAACAATGCTATCAGTTTTGCTGGTAAACTCATAATCCATTGTATAAGTGCTCTAATTTTTGTGATGTAAGCTAAAACATATTTTTCAAAATTAATAACATCTTTCAGAAATTTTTGTACAGTTTTTAACCATCTTGCAGCTTCTTTTAATTTAGCTGTAATGGCCGCAAAAGCTCCAGAAGTATCTGAAAGACCAAGAACTTTCAATACTGCACGTATACCTTCTCTGATATATTGTGCTGAAGCTTTAACAAACTTTTTCAATTCCACATTTTTACGCATTTCATCAATAAAACCGCAAACGTGTGCTCTTTTTTGATTGTTATTGTGTTTAACTGTTCCAAAAACCAGACCTCTAGACAGAGCCGCTGTTGATGGTGCACCAACAACATAACCACTGTTTGGTGCATTTTTTGGTCCGTTTATATTTTTTGCAAGTGCTGCATCTCTTTTTGCAATTTGAGCTTCATCAAGAGCTACTCTAACACTTACTTGAGTGACTGTATATGGATCCAATGGATCCAGTTCAGTATTTGGTTTTGGTTGCGGTGCAGCTCGATAGAGTATTCGGTCCTCTAGTGGCCAAGTTTGAGACCTTTTAATTGATTCTTCAGGAGTTTCTAATACTGGTGCTGCTGGTTCTTGTGTTACACCATTTCGATGAAATCTTCTGCGGCCGCAATTGATTGCTCTTGAGTCAATAATGTTGTTGTGGCTTTACCTGTAGCAATATCAATTGATTCTTGTTGAGTTAATAATGTTGCCATAGTATTCTCTTTTAATTTGAAGTTGATTGATACGGATTAGGTTCTGTCGTTCCAGTTTGTATTGGTTCGTCCGGTTGTACTATACCAGGCAATACACCTAACATTATTGGAGCCTGTGCAGCAAGACCATCCATAAAAAAACCAACAACCCAATCACCAAGCCTTGGTGCGGCAAAGGCCTTTGAATTGTTTATTGGATAAAGTGGTTGAGCCCAAGGTAAACCTTCAGTTGGTAATATCATTTTATTTTCAGAATGCCAACCAAAAATTCTAACTTGGCATCTACCTAAACCTAAATTATCTTTTCTATTTTCAATAACTCCGACCCACCAAATGAAACCGTCTTTACCAATAAATTTATTTGTTGTTCCTATAGACATTATTAAATTGCTCCCGTATCAATTTGACTAGAAAAATCTAGATTCGCAGTATATTTTGCTAATTCCAAAACTGTTTGAAATACACCTTGTTCTTGTATTATATGGCGAATTGCTGTCACAAGGTATAATCCAGAGTATAATTCATCCTCTGATTTCGTTGGTTTTTCTGCTGTTCCTTCAATACCTAGTGAACTCAATTCGATGTTAACTGTTCTTCCTACAGTAATACCAGTATCACCTGGAAT